TGAAAAGAATGCGTATTTGGATGGTGGTGATGGCGTGGCCAATCAGCTCGGCGTTTCGGAAACACAATTGAAAGCCGCTGTATCTAGATTATCGCAAGAAGGCTATCATGTGGTAAATTATCACGTTCCACAAGCAGGAAATGACAAACAAAATACAACAATAGCAGTTTTGTGCCGTGATGATGTAACTTACCAAGACATCAAAGCACACAGCGCAGAGATTACGTCTCCTATGGGCGTCTACAGCAATGACTGCGGAAAAACTATGGAAGGAATGAAACCGCCAGTTAATGTTGATTCTTCAAGAATAATAATCAATTATGCTGAAGATGGCGGTTCTCAGAAAGACGGAGTTATCGAACTTCGAAGAAATGTAGATGATCTTTCACTTCAAGGAAATAATTACGCACAAGTTCGTATAGCTGTAGATGGAACGCACTATCTTAAAGGAATGGCTATATACGCTGATGATCTGCCGCCTGGTGTGGATATTAGGTTCAACACAAGTAAAAGCGAAGGAACGCCTATGCTTGGTGATAAGTCTAATACGGTTTTAAAACCTTTAAAGGCGGACGAGGATAATCCATTTGGTTCAACAATTAGGCAAAGAGACTATATTGGTGAAGATGGAAAAAAGCATCAGTCGGCAATCAACATAGTTAATGACGATTCTGATTGGGAGCGTTGGAGTCGTACATTATCAAAACAAGTCCTTTCTAAACAAAGTCCGGAACTCGCAAAGAAGCAGCTTGGTTTAGTATATGACGTTAAGAAGCAGCAATATAACGATATCTGCAAAATCGAAATACCTGCAGTTAAAGAACGTTTATTAACCGATCTTGCTGACACTTGCGATTCGGCATCGGTCGATCTTAAAGCTGCTGCACTTCCTAGGCAAGCAACACAAGTCCTACTTCCTCTTAGCTCAATAAAAGATAATGAAGTCTATGCTCCTAACTTCAGAGATGGGGAAGAGATCGTTCTTATTAGATATCCGCATTCCGGTCCATTCGAGATACCTCGATTGACTGTTAATAATAGGAATCGAGAAGGAAGAACTCTTATTGGCACTGATGCTAAAAACGCGATTGGGATCAGTGCCAATACTGCAGCTAAACTTTCAGGCGCCGACTTTGATGGCGATACTGTTACAGCTATTCCCGTTAACAACATTCGGTTCTCTTCGGAGCCTTCATTAAAAGGCCTTCCTGAATTTACTGAGACTTTCCACAATACATATAAAGCGTATCCTGGAATGAAGCCAGTAGGTGAAGATGGCTATAATAGACAGGATCAAATGGGAAGAGTTAGTAATCTTATACAAGATATGTATCTTAAAGGTGCATCAAACGAAGAGATTGCTAGAGCTGTAAAGCATTCGATGGTTATTATCGATGCAGAGAAGCACAACCTTAATTGGCGTCAATCGGAACAAGATTTTGGCATTCAAGCTTTAAAGAATAAGTATCAGCCAAAAGATGATCCATCAAAGCAAGGCGGCGGTGCATCCACATTGATTTCTAGATCTGGTGGACAAGTATGGGTTAATGCTAGAAAAGATACTCGTAAAATAGATCCAGAAACTGGTAAGAAAATTTACTATGAGTATCCTTCATTCGATCGTCATTGGACAATAATAAATGGTAAGAGAGTTAATCTTAGGAAGCAAGATGATGGAACCTTTACCTATTATACAAAGAATGATGATGGCACTAGAGACATACATGTTGTAGATCCTTCAAAAGTTAAAACTAAAGAGGGTCTCCATAATAAGATGAAGTCGACACAAATGGCAGAGGTTGATGATGCTTTTGAATTATCTTCTGGTAGTAGAATGGAAGGCGTCTATGCAAATCATGCTAATAAACTTAAAGCTTTAGCTAATGAAGCTAGAAAAGAAACGCTTACTATTAAACCTGCCCCAGTCAACAAAGAAGCTGCTAAAACCTATGCTGCTGAAGTTTCATCATTAAAAACTAAGTTAGACATTGTTAAAGCTAACAGACCTAAGGAGAGACAAGCTCAAGCAATAGCCCGCCCTATTATAGATGAAAAGGTGGCTGCCAATCCAACAATGGATGATAAGGATCGTCAGAAGATGGAGCAGCGTGTTATAAGAGAGGCTAGGGCTAGGGTGGGGTCTCAAAGTAAAAATCCTAAAGCTGATAACAATATAGCTATCTATATAGAGGATAATGAGTGGGAGGCCATCCAGGCGGGGGCGGTATCTACCACAACCTTACGGACTATCCTCCGGTACTCCGATATGGATAGGGTACGAGACCTAGCTATGCCTAAGGATAAGAGAGGGCTTAGTAATGCCAAAGTAGCTAGAGCTAAGTCATTATTCGCAAGAGGTTATACACAAGCAGAAGTCGCTGATATGATTGGTGTTTCTGTATCAACATTGCGTAACGCAGGTGCATTCTAGTAATACCTTAATGGTATATAAAGGAGAGATTATGAAGGTTGCTATTACTACAATCGATAATCCTTATGATCCTTTTACACAATTCGAAGAATGGTATGCGTTTGACGAAGTTCATGGTTATCATTCTTGTTCTTTGCTTGCTCGTTTTGCAAATACTTCAATTGATTTAGATGCAGATGAAGTAGATAGTCGAATTGAGAATGCAATTGATCGAATAATAGAAAATGATTTAGGTAATTATCGAAAACTAATTAAAGAAAATTAATTGTTCAATTCTATTCTTTGTTTAAAAACTTTTAAATAAAAACTTTTCTTTTAACACATGACTTACTTATTGTAATTTTGTTTCCGTGTTTTTAAAAATGAATGTTTAAAATGTTTTTAAAATAAAAATTTTTTAAAAGTAAAAACTATTTTAAGTTTGCTTTAGCAAAAGACTTTTGTGATTCTATGTTCCAACAGCTGTTGGTGACATACAACCATTCTGTAACATAGGGGGGGGTCACCCCAAAAGCAGGGGGCATAGGATCGCGCGGGGTCTTCCAAATTTCTCCGGCGGTGATATTTGGAGGACTTTTCTAGGGGCGCGAGCCCTACCTCAGTTGTCCATTGTATCTTTTCGCATGTTTATTGGCTCTTAATTCATATTTAGTCACTCCTTTCGCATGAAATTAGTAATTTGTCAAGCATCGAATGGACTCCGTGCCCCTAGAAAAGTCTTCTAAAACTAATGGAGATTACTCAGAAAGATATTTGAAAGGAGGAGTAAGTCAATGGGAAGACGTAAAGAAACGCCCACTTCTGGAGCAAAACGAAAGTCAAGACCTGCGACTACTCCTGAAGCAAGAGAGAATCAACTTATATCTTTAGCTTATGATCTTGTAGAGCAGCGTCTTCTTGACGGAACCGCCACTTCACAAGAAACAACAAGTTTGATTCGACTTGGAACGTCCAAAGCTCGACTAGAGGCCGAGAAACTTAGAAAAGAAACCGAATTACTTCGAGCAAAAGCTGATGCAGTTGAAGCTGCAAGGCATGCAGATGAAATGTATCTGAAAGCTATTGAAGCAATGAAGGTTTATACCGGCCAGAATGAGGAGGTAGTCGAAGATGATACGGACTTATACTGATCTGATCGCTCTTCCAACATTTTATGAGCGATTTCGATATTTAAAACTATCTGGAGATGTTGGTGTAGATACCTTCGGTTATGATAGGTATCTTAACCAACAATTCTACAAGAGTACTACGTGGAAACAATTACGTGATTATGTAATAACTCGAGATATGGGCTGCGATTTAGCACATCCAGACTTCGAGATACAAGGTTCCATCATAGTACATCATCTTAACCCCATTTCTAAGTCTGATGTTCTTGAACATTCAGACTATCTATTAAACCCAGAATTTCTAGTCTGTGTCTCAGACAATACCCACAGAGCAATTCATTACGGAGACGATTCATTAATAACTAATTCTGATCCAATTATCAGAAGACCGTTCGATACGTGTCCGTGGAAGGAGTAATCATGGAAGATAGCATTCTTGTTTCTATAAAGAAGCTTATTGGACTTGACTCCGAAGACAAATCTTTTGACACCGATCTCATCATTCACATCAACTCAGCTTTTGACGTCCTTCACCAATTAGGTGTAGGGCCAGATGAGGGCTTTTACATTGATGATGAGTCGGCTACTTGGGAGGACTATCTTCCAGAAAGCCAAAACCTTCGTCTTGTAAAATCGTATGTATATATGAAGGTTCGCAAATGGTTTGATCCTCCTCAAAATGGAACTACTATGGAGGCGCTTAATTCTTCAATTGCGGAATTGGAGTGGCGTCTTAATGTCACAGTAGATCCAAGCTCAGAGGCGTCTGACGTTTAAGTATTTAAATGTAAATCCAGAGCATCTAAACACTGGCGATTGCGTTATAAGAGCTATCTCAGTTCTTATGAGTCAGAGTTGGAGCTGGACTTACTTTATGGTTTGTCTTCAGGGTTTTCTAATGCATGAAATGCCTTCTACAAATTCAGTCTGGAGTCAGTATCTTTATGGCTGTGGTTATAGAAGGACTTCATTACCTGACACTTGTCCTATTTGCTATACAGTAAAGGACTTTTGCCAGGATTTCCCTATTGGGAAGTATATGTTAGCACTGAATGGTCATGTGGTTGCAGTGATCGACGGCAATTACTATGACACATGGGATTCCGGAGACGAGATCCCGTTGTTTTATTGGAGAAAGGACGGTTAAACAATGAATTACACAAATCCGTACATGGTGACTTCTCCACCGAGGTTCCAATCCCAAAATTACATGTGGAACGGAACACCTCAAGAGATAGTCACACCACCTCAACAGCCAAACACTTTTAACTGGGTCCAAGGACTAGAAGCTGTTAAAAGCTATCCTATGGCACCAGGTACAAAGATGGCATTCTTCGATTCCGAACAGCCCCGAGTTTACATCAAAGCGGTAGATGCAACAGGAAAGCCAATGGAATTGGAGATTTACGATCTAATCAAGCATGAACCGGTTACAGAAGAAACACCTAAGATCGACACTAGTTCTTTTGTGACTGAAGAAAAGATGCTCGAATTAATTCCTGCTGTTGTTAAGCAGGAAGTTGAGAAAGCAATTTCCGAAATTTCGTTAAAACCAACTTCGAGAAAGAAGAAAGGAGATGACGAATAATGGGAAACCCTCTAATGGATGTGTTCGGTTCTGGAATTCAAAATGGACCTTTAGGAACTTTGCTTTCACTTAAACAATTCTTTATGACAGGTAACCCTATGCAAGCTGTCCAGGCTTGCTTATCGAATGGAAGCATTAATCAGCAGCAAGCGGAATTGCTGACTAATGCAATTACAAACGGAAATGCGGAATCCGTAGTTCGAGGTATGCTCAATAATGGACAGATGAGTCAGGATCAGTTTAACACTTTAAACATGTTGGCTCAGCAGTTTCAGGGTTTCTTAAAATAGATACTAAATTCACGGCCGGAATTAAGTATAGAAAAATTTTATAGAAAGGACTCAACAAATTATGTCACTTAATGAAAACGGTAATGGAATGGTTATGCCAGTAGGACCAATGTATGGCGGTAGCGGAGCCGGCGGATTTGGTTGGAATGATGGAGGTTTGTTCTGGATCATTATCCTGTTCCTCTTTGTCTTTATGGGCAATGGATGGGGTTATGGTGGTGGCCAGGCACCTGCAGCTGTGTCGGTTAATAACGACATTCAGAGAGGCTTCGATCAGCAGTCAGTTATGAGTGGAATTTCCGGTCTTACAACTGCTGTGACTAACGGCTTTGCGAATGCTGAAGTTTCTAGATGCAACTCGCAGGCAAACCTTCTTTCCACGCTCAATTCTAATCAGAACGCTACAACTGCAGCCATGAACGGAATCGCTATGTCTCTGCAGAACTGCTGCTGTGAAAATAGAGCAGGACTTGCCGACTTAAAGTATACTGTAGCAACAGAAGCTTGCTCAGATCGTCAGGCAGTAAACGATGCTCTTAGAGATCTTGAGACTTCTCTTTCTGCTAAGACCCAGCTTGTTCTTGACAAGCTTTGTCAGCAGGAGCTCGATGCTCTTAAGGCACAGAATGCAAATCTGCAGACACAGATTAATCTGGCAAATCTTAGAGAATCTCAGACGGATCAGACCGCTAGAGTTCTGGCCGATAATGCAGCTCAGACTGCAACACTGAGACAGGCACTTAACCCAACTCCGATTCCTGCATATGTTGTGCAGAATCCGAATTGCTGCGCTCCATCTTATTGCGGTTGCGCGGCATAAAAGGAGGTGGCGTTATGGCTGATTATTCGGCGAATGCTATCCAGACAATTGGCCCTGGTGAAGACGCTATATTTTACGACGTCAATCCTTGTAGGAGAGGCTTAGTAAGACATAGAAACGGATCCGGGACTTTCCTTCTTAGTGGAGCAACTAATAGACGGTGCTGCTGCAATAATAGCGGACCGTCATATTTTGTTGACTTCGGCGCGAACATTGCTGTTCCGGAGGGAGAAACAGTTGGACCAATCTCTGTTGCATTTGTAATAGATGGATCAATTGTTCCTGCTACGGAAATGATCGTTACTCCTGCAGCTGTTGATGAATACTTTAATGTTAGCAGAGCTTCCACCCTTAATATATGGGCTGGATGCTGTGAAACAATCGGTATTAGGAATACTAGTGATATTCCTATCAACATGCAGAACGCTAAAGTCAGCATTGCTCGTGAAATAGCTTAGAAAGGAGGATGGATTATGCACGAAGAAGATCTCAAAAGCATGAAGAGCTTTGATGAGGTTCTCGAGAAAGATCTCCGTAAGGAGGTTAAGAGAATCGTTGATCAGGGAACCATTACTCCTACTGATGTTAAGACTATTACAGATGCTATCTGCCTTATGCTCAAATCTAAAGAGTATGAGGCGGTTTTAGAGAATGACGGATATTCTCCAAACTCGTTTGGACATAATCCTTATGGCATGAGTTATGGAGGAAGTTATGCTCCTTCTCGCAGTTCTGTAACAGGACGTTATATTAGCAGAGAGATGGCTCCTTACTATGCTGATGATCGCTATCCTTCTCATGGTCGAACAAACTATGATATGGGGTATAGCGGGCACAGCACCAAAGACCGTATGGTTGCTAGGCTTGAAGACATGATGGGAGAAGCAAAGAACGAATATGAGATGAACATGATTCGTGATGCAATTTCCAAAATTCAGATGGCATAGCAATTAGTTAAGTATTGCGAGGGCGCTTCTATATTTTGGAGGCGCCCTTTGCTATTTAAAAGGAGGAAGAAATGCTATCGAACACAGCAACCCCTCTCTATTACGGACAGTTTAGAGATGCTGTTGTGAGAGGCGAGATACCAGTTTGTAAAGAGATTTCTATGGAGATGAATCGAATAGACAATCTTATTGCAAATCCTGGTGTATATTATGATGACTTAGCAGTAAACGGGTTTATCGCTTTTTGTGAATCTGAACTGACTCTTACTGATGGTTCAGACTTGCATTTATTAGACACTTTTAAACTATGGGCCGAACAGATCTTCGGTTGGTACTACTTTGTTGAAAGAAGCATCTACGAACCAAATCCTGATGGCAAAGGCGGACACTATGTTCGTAAAATGGTTAAAAAGCGTTTAATAAACAAACAGTATCTTATCGTTGCGCGTGGCGCAGCCAAATCTATGTATGGTTCTTGTATCCAGAATTACTTCTTAAATGTCGATACAACAACCACCCACCAAGTAACAACATCCCCGACTATGAAGCAGTCTGAGGAGATTATGTCTCCTATTCGAACTGCTATTACTAGATCGCGTGGACCGTTGTTTAGTTTCCTAACTGAAGGCTCTCTTCAGAACACCACAGGATCAAAAGCAAATAGACAGAAGTTAGCTTCAACAAAGAACGGTATAGAAAACTTTTTAACCGGATCTTTGCTTGAGATTAGGCCTATGAGTGTCGACAAGCTTCAAGGACTTAGATGTAAGATAGCCACTATTGACGAATGGCTCTCCGGAGACATACGAGAAGATGTAGTTGGCGCTATTGAACAAGGAGCCTCGAAGATTGATGACTACCTCATAGTTGCAATTAGTTCAGAAGGAACAGTTCGTAATGGTTCTGGCGACACAATCAAAATGGAACTTATGGACATTCTTAAAGGCGACTATACTAATCCACATGTTTCTATCTGGTATTACAGACTAGATGATGTGAATGAGGTTGCTGATCCTTCTACATGGTTGAAGGCTAATCCTAACTTAGGAAAGACAGTTTCTTATGAGACTTATCAACTCGATGTGGATAGAGCAGAGAAAGCTCCGGCTACTCGTAATGATATTCTTGCTAAGAGGTTTGGTATTCCTATGGAGGGTTACACCTACTTCTTTACTTATGAAGAAACTTTGCCACATCGACCAAGGAACTTCTGGTCCATGCCTTGTGCTATGGGCGCAGATATGTCTCAGGGCGATGACTTCTGTGCTTTTACTTTCTTGTTCCCGCTTTCGAATGGTTCTTTCGGTGTCAAAACTCGATGTTACATTACAGAGTTTACATTGCGAAAGCTGCCTCTTGCTATGAGACAGAAATACGAAGAATTCATTAGCGAAGGATCTCTACAAGTTCTTCCAGGAACAGTGCTAGATCTTGATCATGATGTCTACGAGGATCTTGATAGACACATTATCGATTGTGGGTATGATGTTCGAGCATTCGGGTTCGACCCTTATAATGCTCGGGAATTTGTAGAGCGTTGGACTACAGAGAACGGGCCGTTTGGCATCGAAAAAGTTATTCAAGGTGCAAAAACAGAATCAGTCCCTCTCGGCGAACTTAAGAAATTCGCAGAAGAGAGAATGCTGATCTTTGATGAAGAACTAATGACCTTTACGATGGGAAACTGTGTGGCCTTAGAAGATACTAATGGAAACCGTAAGCTTTACAAGAAACGTAAAGAGCAAAAGATAGATGCCGTTGCTGCGATGATGGATGCCTATGTGGCATACAAGTTAAATAAGGAGGCATTTGAATAATGAAGCAGGACTTCCTTATGCACTATGGTGTCTTGGGCATGAAATGGGGCGTAAGAAGATACCAGAATTACGATGGAACTAGAATTAAATCTAGCCATGCGGTAATTAAGGATGATGGTGCATATGCCGATTCATTCACAATTAAAAAAGGGTCAGAAGCATATAGACTAGCCACAGCGAATGAGAGTTATACAGACCATAAAAGAAAATATATGTCTGTATCAGATAAAGATAGGCAAATATATAATTCTGGAGAAATGACGGATTTTTTGTCGTTAGATGGTAAAAAGTCCGGTGGTTATGGGGAGTATACTAACATCTTTTTAAAAGATGTTAAAGTTGCAAAAGGTGAAAAAGTAATAGAAGACCTTATAGATAAATATGGGGATAAGGATATCCAAGAAGCATATTTAATCAACAAAGACACCATTAATAGATTCCAAGACCGAGAGCGTAGAAGCGATTATATAGATGATGAGGAATATGGATGGGACGAAGTAGAAAAAAATGATGACTGGACTAAATTCGATGCACATTACTCCGATAAAAAGGCTTGGGATAAAGCTCGTAATTTTGTATGGGATACTATAGAAAAACATGAAAATGAAATATTATCCGATTATAAGAGTAAAGGATATGATGCAATAGTTGATCCATATGATTACATTGCTAATATTGCAGATATGCCAATAATTGTATTAGATCCTGCTGAGTCAGTAAATACTAAATCTTATCGTAGAGTTGGATAAAAAGGAGGTAACGAATTATGTACTATACACTTTATCCTCCTGAACTATACCATCATGGCGTCAAAGGTATGAAATGGGGTGTCCGTCGTTACCAGAATTACGATGGAACTAGAATAGGAACATCCAAAGCCGATCACTATAATCGTAATAAATATAATGTCAATGTTCCTAAGACAGCCAAGGAAGCAGAAGCGCAAGGTTGGCATAAATTCAATTCTGCAAATGCTCATCAGCGTAAGACTGTTCCAGGTAAGAGAAATGTCAAATGGGTTTCTCCAGATGGGCATCGTGAGGGAATTTACAGTCATGAGGGAAAGCTTGTTGGTGGATCTTACAACTATGGTGATCCAATACATAGCCCAGGTTCCCATTTTATAAAAGACGTAGTTCCATACATTAAGTACGGAAGTACGCCTAATGATCCCACGACCCCATTAAAACGTGTCGAAGACATTCTTGGACTTTATGGTGCAGAGAAAGTTAGAAATGATATTGCCGCCAAAGGTAAGGAATTTACTGACAATTTATTTAAAGTTGGTGCCGTTCCTGTTGGTACTGCTCAGAGATCAGATAAGAAATTATCTTTAAAAGAAGTATTAGATGCAGAAGGACAAAAGCATGCCAATATTGCAAAAGGTATTATCGATTCTCAGAAAATGCAGGGACATCAATCAATACGTAATACAATTCTTGGCGTGACAACAGGACATTATCTTCGTAATAAGCTTAATAAAGATCTTCCACAAAATGATGCAGATGCCGAAGCTAAAGGGTGGAGGAAACTTTCATCTAAAGAAGATGCGATGCACCAGTTTAGAACTCAGGATGGTGTGAGAAATTCAAAATGGATTTCTCCTGATGGTCATAGAGAAGTTGTATTTACTGGTAAGGGTGAGAATCAGCATATTACAAAAGATCCTATTGATGCCGGGACATATAATTTCTTTGATCCGCAGAAACATCCAATTGGTCATACTTTGGTGGACGCTCTTCCTTATGTCTTTTTGGGGAATACTGCTGATGATCCAACAACTATGTATGGACGATTATCAAATTCTTTCACTAGTCTTTTAGATGGTCTTAATGAAGATTCAGTATCAAAAGGAAAAAGAAGAGCTTCTGCACATAAGCTTATATAGGAGGTAGCGAATGTATAAAATAACTAACAATTCTAATGAGCTCTATCATTATGGGGTTCTTGGAATGAGGT